GCCCTTTGCCGAAGCCTTCAAAGGGATAGCGGCTGTGAAACAAGCAAGTTGGGTAGGTAATGAAGCGATTGAAGCGCATCGGCACGAAATCTATCTTTTCCCAGTGCTGAAGTTCTTTCCATTCGCGGTCCATCGTTCTGTAGAACTCATCCGCATCAGTCCCGAGTTCTGCTCGTGTCGGCAACCTGTCAATCCCGCGTGTCCGATGTTTCCAGAAGGCCGTACCGCCTTTGCACTGCTCTGGAAGGTTTAGATAAAGCACTGTAGCGAATTCCGCACATATGCCGTCGCTGTGAACCCAGCTATGCGGCATCTCTCCGGCTAGATTCAGGCGGAAACACGACAGTCGCGGCGTAATAGCGCACCGCAGCAGTTCTGCGATGCGTTCGAACCAGTGCGGGACGCCGTACATTGAAATCCCTGAGTAAAGCGCACCGTCTGGACCTTGCTTCGTCTCAAACGTCCCGCTCACAACGGCTTGCCTCACGGCTTCCGCATCATGGGCAAAGGAATCGAATTGGAGGAGTTCCTTCACAATGCCCGTTGATAAGTTGCTTCTACGAACTGATACTTCCTGCGCTCGTACAATCGAGCAACTTTCTCGTTCGGCGCAATCATCTGCATCTGTGTAGCGCCACTGAGTTTCGCCCGCCGCTCTGCTTCCCGCAGTAATTTGATTCCGTCCCCGCGCGTCTCTGGATCTGTCCACCAGAAGATTTCCCCGCCCATCACTTGCCCCGAGATGAAGTGCGTATGAACGATGTAGCCGAGCATGCCGATGACTTTGCCGTCACGCTCGGCAACTAACAGCCCATCTGTAGCAATGAGTTTCGAGGCAAGCTCCGTCATCTTCTCGGGATTGTCAGCGAGATACTTGTGGTAAGTAGTCTCACCCCTGAATCTTCGCCCCATCTCTACGAGACGCGGCAGATCGGCAGTGCAAGCGGGGCGAATCATCCTGACCTCACCCATCGCGTACCATCGCTCTTGATTTTGAAGAACGAGAATTGAGCCGTTAGAGTAAGCGGCCCGTCTGCTGCCCCATTCAAGGTATAAGTGTTCGCATCAGCAGACATTTTCTTGTAAGTAATTTCTCGGTTCTGTGCCGATTGCCCTGTCGCCGCATTCAGGCCAGCAGGAGGAACGTTTTCAGAGTAACTGCCCCCTGATGTATCGACTTCATTCAATGGCGCAAGGTTTTGCAGCATCCGCATCCAGTTCGCTACCGTCAGCGGAAGATTCAGTTCCCGCTCCGGCAGTGGAATCAGAACTGTTTGGCTTGTAGGCATCAGGCCGCCGCTTCCAGTTCACCGCGAAGATATGCACCTATGAAACGAATAGATACGGGATCGGTCCAGACAACACGCCAGACGCGCTTCCGGGCACGCCCTAAGAATCGTTTCTTGACACGCTTCTTGTACTCGCCAGTGAACCCCAGGCTTAGGAAGTACTGATTGCTCCAAGTCTTCCCACCGTCATCTGACCAATCAAGAATGATGTAAGCAGGGCGCGGGTTCCCATTGCCATCAACTAACGGCGTAGCAGGAGCAAGCCCAACTTCGATGTCGAACTCAATGGACTGAAAGTAAATCCATTCATTGTTCTTCGACGTAACCGGGGAGATGCGGAAGCCGCGAATCGGAGAGCCGTTGTCATCGAGAATCGAAGATGACTGCCAATAGACATTCCCAGAAAACGGATCACCCACAAGATGCTTCCCGAAGTTAAATGTGTGGCACATTGAGCGGTCAGCACGATAGGTTCCTGTGGCCTGATTCCAGAACCCGCGCTGATGCCAGTACCCGGAGGCTACGTCATAGCACCACGTAGCGTTCGCCGCCGGGAAGTAAATCACCCAGAACGTGTGGCCTTGTTCCTGATAGGAATACCCGACTGCATCGGACGTAACCGCGTACTGCTGCCATGCTAATTCAACAGCATGAGTAGAAATGCGCTGGCCGTTATAGCCGTTTGCCCGTCGAGCAACCATGTTCCCGCGCTCATCCTGATCTAGCCAAAACAGCGAATTATCCAGTTGAGTAGTAGCGAACGCTGCCCCAGAACCGTTTTCAAGGAATGCCCCCTGAATAGGGATGAAGACAGGGAACCCTGCGCCGGAGTTGTAGTACACTGCCGTCTTTTTCGCGGAGTATAGCCACATTTCCCGATGATCACACTTCATCGAAGTAAAATTGTCTGGAAAGAGTGAGTTAGTCGAGATATTAAGCCCTGACCACGTTGTCGCATCGCTGATGTTAGATTGTTGGAACGTGTGCGAGTTTTGCAGAATGGCTACTACGTAGGCATCGGAAAAATCAATCTGGAGGACAGGGCCGTTAAACTGCGCCATATTCACAGGCGTCAGCACGTTCGTCGCAAGAGTAAATACGTACAAGTTCCCATTATTCAAGATGACAAGCTGAGTCTGGTTCGCAACCATCTGCGTCGGCGTAAACGGCGGAGTTCCGATATTTCCGCGATTGATCGCCGTCCCGTTCGCAAACAGTTCCCAGAGGTTCACTCCGGCAGCAAAAGTACGCCCATTTACCGTATAGGTGCTCGGGACGCTATTTTCTTCGGACAAGTTCACGAACAGTTTCTTCCCCGGCGTGTGCCACATCGCAATCTGACTCTTCGACCCTTTAACTTCTGCTTTCTCGCAGTAGCAGTTCATCGCCGTCTGCCCATCAAAGATAGGGCTTTGCGCGACGTTGGTTGGACCGCAGAAGTCGAGGGGGATATCAACGGCTGGCATTATCGGTTTCTCATCTCCGCAAGAGTTTCGAGGGAAGGCACAAGATACTTTTCCGCAAACTCTGCGGCTGACAGTTTCAAATCCGCGCGAGGTACTTTGACAACATGCCACGCTGCAGCCAAGTGCGCCTGTTCTTTCTCCTTGGGATCGTGGAGTCTGATCGTCAAGGTAAGAGTGTCCTGCTCGTCAGGCATTTTACTTAGCGTGCTATACTGTAGCTATGACAAGTGAAATCTGGAAGCCTGTAGTTGGCTATGAAGGTATTTATGAAGTCAGTAATGCGGGAAATGTAAAACGCATTTGGGCTCCTAAGAATAACCAGCATTGCCTCGGTCGCGTTCTCGCTGGCGATATCGGCGGAGGCTATAGACGAGTTGGCCTTTATCGAGACGGCAAGGGTGAACGGGTTGCTATTCATCATCTGGTCCTTGAGGCTTTTATAGGGCCGATGCCGAGCGGGAAAGAACAAGCTAATCACAAGAATGGCGTTAAAACCGACAATCGCCCAGAGAACCTTGAATATGTGACGCGCAGTGAGAATGCTCTTCATGCGTGCCGCATTCTCAACACTCATCGGCAAAAAGGTTCGCTCCACGGCAGGTCTAAACTTACCGAAGAACAAGTTACAGAAATTAGGGCGCTTCGGAAATGCGGTTCTCCATTGAAAGACATTGCAGATCGTTTTGGGGTATGTCTGGCGACTGTTTCTATGATCTGCTTGCATCGCAAATGGAAACACAACATCGTTGAAGGCGATATACCGCTCAAGCCTCATACAATACTTAGTCACTGAGGGCCTCGCCCCGGAGCGTTTCCAGAAGCCCAGTTAAAGTCTGCCTTCTTCCCGCCGCTTCGAGGCATCCCCGAATCTTGTGTTGAAATCCGTGGAGGATGCGCGTTGTTCCCTATGAAGGCCGCACGCGCTGCCATCGCTGCTGCTGCCAGAACAGGATTAGGCTCTTTGTTCGCACTCGGCAGCAAAGACTCAGCCAGCGTAAGTTTAAGCGCCGTCCGCATCGCCGGAGGAAGCGTCCCCGGTCCTCCGACTCCGCCAATAGGATCAGTGATGTCTGAGAACTGTGGGACATTGCCCCAAGTCTGAAGTCTTACCTGGCTCCCGATATTGATGACAGGCCAGAAGTACAGCGAGGCGTCCGGCCAAGTGTAATCTGGGTAAACGTCCGTCGGCACGTTCGTGGCAATTGTCTTGACGCGATTCAGCGCCCACCAGTCCTTGTCCCGAATGTTGATAGGCAGATCAACCGTGATTCCTGCATTCAGGATTAAAGCCGCTGATTCCAGTCTTACCGGACGCTGCGGTACAGACCAGATTGCCGCCGGACTTGGCCCCATCAGAACAGGGTTTACGTTTGCCTGAAACGCAAACACGAGAAACTGATACGAGTAAACGTAGCGCCGAAGGGCAGACCAAACATCAAGAACTTCATTCGCCTTCGTGAATGCCCATTGAGACTCTTCCGGAGCCGGAGATTCCCCAGGCGCAACGACGCCAATCTCTACTAAGGCAGACGTGCAAAGATCGTCTACCGTGTAAGTGAGACTGGGTTCCGTGACTGGCGGGGTAACGGGCACGGGCTAGGCCGCTACTCCCTTACACATGCCCTTGTGCGGAGGCTTGCCGCACCCGCGTGAGCACAGCGTCTCTCCATCGTCTTCCGCTGACTCTTCTGGAGAAGGCTTCGCCTCCGGTGGTCTAAATGCGAACCCTGCCTTGATCTGAACTTCCTCTTGCTGCTTGTTCTGCACGATGACGAAGGCCGCTGGTACAGCGGGGAGAATCTCCGGCTTCTCCGGGTGAAGCGAATTGTGCAGCGTGATGCGCTTGAACTCCGCGTGAATAGCCGGGTCTTTCTTTGTCTGGTGGTAGAGCATCTTCGGATATTCGTTCTTCGGATCGCGCGGGTTATAGGCTTCGCGCGGAGGTCGATTGATGTCTACCGTTGCACCACTGATAAAGCGGTTATTGCTGGGCTGCTGAGGCATGTAACTCTCCTGTGCTTCCTGTTGCTGTTTTAGCTGTGTTCTGACTTCGGTATTGCGTTCTACGCCTTCAAGATCAAAAGCGAGAGGCCAGCGTTCACGAGTCTTAGCCTCTCGCGCTTCGCGGAAGACGTGCGCCACGATTACGCCCCAGAATCGGCGATGTCGAGTGTGACGGAACCGCTTCCTGCCGCAGTCGGAGTTCCCGTGACAGTCAAGTTCCCGCTAGCGTCAACGGCTGCAACCAATCCCGGAGGCAAGGGGTTAGAACTTGCCGGATCAA